ATTCAATGCCGATGGTACACCATATCTCGGTGATGTACCAAGGCCTGACCTACAAAAAGCTAATGACTTTGCTAATATGATAGGTACTGATACACAGGATCTTGCTAACTCCTCTAGAGGAGATTATGCTAATCAACTACAACAAGCTCAAATGGCTCAAGCATTACGGGCATCGATGCCTTTGAATAATGTCGTAACTAATAACAGTGTTCAGTCTTCAGTATCTCATATGGTATCTGCTGAAAATAACACCCATGGAATGATCCTAGTATACTAAAAAAGGACCCGAAGGTCCTTTGTATCTTTATATCTTACTTTAGCTATTAGCTATCTAATGCCAATTGGTTAAAGTAGGATAAGGTATCATCCTCTGAATCATCTTTAGTAGACGGAGCAGCAGCTTGTTGCTTTATAGGAGAAGCCTCTTCGGTTACATCAAGAGATACTTGCTCTGCCGTAGACATAGCCATTCCTTCTTGACCTAATACCTGCACCAACTTAGTCTTTAAATCAGCATATGATTTATAGTTACTTGGGCCATTAAACTCTGCCAATGAATGTAACTTCTTATATATACCTTCTAATACCGAATCATCATTATCTAATGCTCTAGGCTTAGCAAACTCAGACTTATCATAATTGCGATATCCCTCTACCTGACGGATCTTTAATTTAAAGTCTGCACCATCCCAAAAATCAAATGGATTGATTGGATCTTCATCAGCGAATTGAGGTTGCATTGCATCTAAGATAATATCAAAGATTTTCTTACCATATACAAACAACATAACCTTACCATTGTTTGCTGGGTTAGATGGATCTTCTACAATTAATACATTCGATACATAATGCAAGCGACGCTTCTGAATACGACAGGTTGCCTTATCTTCATCACGACCCGAATTCCATAACTTGGAATTCAATTCAGATACAGGATCATCCTGACCAAGTGATGTTAATGACCGTTCAATATACCATCGTCCTGTTGGACCTTTAAAACCATGATCCCAATACTGGATCCATGGGTCATTCTCTCCCTCAGCAGCCGGTAGGAAACGTAATACCGCATAACCGTTTCCTGCTTTATCAGCTGAAGGTTTCCAGATTCGATCATCCCCATATGACTTCTTTTCACCACCAGCACTCTTAGCCGTTGATAACATCTTGTCCATCATACTTGAACGATTCTTCTTTAGATCTGCAAATCCCATAATTACTTCCTTTCTTTATATTAACTTTTAGTATTACTTTTAGTATTACATCTATATTATAACATACTTTTGTCAAAAGGTAAACACATTTAGCAATGTTTTTTTACATTTCTTAGTGTTTATTTTACCATCTAACATATTGCCGTATTTAAGAATCTTATTCTTTAGGTCAGGCCAGACCAACGTTTCAGTAATCTTCAGCCTAGGAATAAATCCTAATAGCTCATTTAAAACGATTACCGTCTCGATCATTATGTCGTCTTGCAACAACAATTTGATAATAGGTGGATGTGAAAGCTCTGCATCTTTTTCTGATGCAAATTCCATACAGCTTCATCGCCTACCATATCACCAATCCATTCATTACCTGCAACGAACTGAGCATTGAAGTAGTCAATAACCTCTTCGCGATTATGGTTAAGCGTATTATTTAACTTATGAAAGAAGTATCGATCCTTACGCCGCCAGAATGTATTCTCTTTAGTTCTTGTCCTAAAGTTATACTTAATAGCATTATAAGATCCATTAGAGTAATGTAACTTACAAGCCATGTATAAATTGAATACACCGAAGTCGTCCAATACATCGGCCATCATAAGGGCAACGTATTAAGAGGAGATACTTTAAGTAGACTAGCTTGCTGAGCCTCAGAATGAACCTTCTCATATATAGGCTTAGATAGCATCTTATTAACATCCAATGGATCTATCTGCTGACGATTACAAATCTCCAAGATAGCATCAATGTAAGTAACAGTACCTACACTCAGCGAAACTAAATCCTCCACCATCCTAGAAAATTTATTGCGGTTCATTATATTATCTGAACTCATATTATTTAACCCGTAATAGTATCATGTGATTATTGAATCTCCCAGAAGGTACAATTACCTTTGTCTTGAGAGCTAACCCAGCTTTAGTTATTTGCTTAGGTGTCTTCGTGAGACATATCTTAATGAACTCATCAGGATTACGTACTCTTTTAGTTCGAGAATCTTCTACATCAAAGTGTAATAGAGTAGAACCCTTCACTTGGAATCCTTCTACCCGCGTTGTATTATATTCAGTAATCATACGCTTATCTGTATTGAATACCATTAAGAAGTGTGCTCCAACGATATCTACAGGGTTAATTGATGAGACCTTATATTCTGTATCAGTCGTCTTATACTTCATCTTTGATACTTGCTTCTCTGATGTAATAGACTTAGGCTTACGAGACTTACGTGTTGCCTTTGCCGATAATACTAATGAGTCAAGATCAATCAAGACATTATTAAGAACAGTGATTCTAGCGCGTATCTGAGCAGGTTTAATATGACCATAGGCCTCAACATACTCTTCGTCTACTTCGCGCTTAGACACAGCCTTCTGGAGCTCTAAGAGGCGCTCATTGACCCAATCAGTAACCGGAGCTTTAATCTTAACTCCACTCAATCCAAATGCAGAAGCCTTCTTAAATATATCATACTTATTAGAAGTGACCTTATCGATCCATTCATCTTCAAATTGATCAAGATCTGTAATGATCGTACTTTCGATCTTAGCCATTAACCTCTGTTGTGGATTAGCCTTTACTACTTCCTTTACTACAGGTTGATCTGGATCATCTACTGGCACAGGAATCAGGCTAATGGCTTTCATAATACCATCAGTAACCCATTTCTTCTCTGAAGCAGATAAAGTCCAACCTCGCTTAGACATGCGTATCAATGATGCAAAGCTATTACTAAAGTACGGTGCTGGAGCAGACTTCAGCTTAATACCTATCTCTTTAGACATATTAGTAGTAGCCCATTGTAGGCATACATTAACATTATCCTTAGACTTATATTTGTAATTGTAATAGTTAACGGCATCAAGGATAACCATCTTACGATCGCTACCCTGTAAGTCATCCGATGTGAAAGAAGGTTCTTTCCCTAAATACATTCCATCTATAGTATTACCGCGCTTAGCTTTATTCATAATCAATACCTAAATTGTTTTAAAGTTAGTTACATTCTCCAAGCGAAAAGATCGCCAGCCTACTGCATTAATATCGAACACTGCCAAGGTCTCAGTAGACTTAGGCTTAGTGCTTGCACCCTTAGGTTTCTGGTCATCAGGAATATAATCACCAACTAACGTACAGGTCATAATTCGTTCTGATCCATCTACTTTATTAAATACTACCTCACACAAGCCTTCTTGTAGTGGAGTTAACATATCTTCTATTGTCATCATAATTTTCTTTCTCATTAAATTTATATTGTATAGCTATTATAACACACATTTGATAAAATAGCAACACTTAATTCCAATCATTATCATCTTTATTTACTGCAGCCGCTCTTTCGCCGTAATGATCTTTAGCATACGAAGAGGAATCAGTCCAATGGTTAATATTAACATCATCAGCTATCTGTGCTATAGTAACTTCTTCTTTAACAATCTTCTCACCTTCATCGGTGTACTTACCGGCCTTTCTTAACCGTAAATGTAATGGCACTTTACGAGAGCCACTCTTAGATTGCATCTTATTACGAAATTCAAGCTTAATCGCTGCTGCTTTGATCATTTCGTAACGTTCTTGTTTATCTACCACTATCACCTTCTCCCATCCATTTCTTCAAATTCAAACCACGCTTGAGAGTCATCCATACCTTCGGTTTCCATATCTATATCGTTATAGACATCCTCGAGTTGGTCATCAGATAATACACCAGTACGCTTGATGAAGTTCATCTGATTAGCTTCTTGAAGCATCGTGGCTAATGCATACTCAATCATTTCACGCTCTGGGCTAAACCTTTCCATTTCACGGAAAGCAAAACCACTGTTCATAATTCGTTTGATTGTCTCACGCATTTCACTTCTAGATAATTTCATAATTAAACTCCGGTTGCTTCAAATGGAGCTTTCTCATACTGATTAGCTAATGCATCAAAACGATCGTAAAAATCTTCACAATCAATCATGCTAAAATTATCAGATTCTTTAGACTGATAAGACGATGCTAATTCCATATCCATAGCACAATCTGAGTCTACATAGTTCCAATCAACTGTACCATCATCAAGACGATTTGCCTTCGAATTAACTGCCTTTGCGAATGCTTGCTCTAATGTCATCATAATTTTTACTCTTTATTTCTTAATTCAATATAGATATTATAGCATATTATAGAGCAAATGTCCACAACTTTCTTAGACTGTTTAGGCATATGCTTATAACTTAATGATGCCATTGACCCTCTTTTTCTTCAAAACAATAATCACACATCGCACCGTTTGGTTGATTTGTAATATCTTCATCACATACAGAACAATACTGCTGCATTGATCCTTCCATTTCATACATATCAGTATTATTATATTCTTGCTCTAGCTCAGGATTAGCCATGATAAAGAATACAGTCTGATCAATCATTCCCTCCAACATATCCTTTAGAACCACACCCATATATCGTTCATCGAATGCACGACCGCGAGAATACGCTTCTACTAGCTGCCAGGATTCTACTGTAATGCATCCTTTAGAAAGGAGATAGTTAACAGCACCAGAAGAGTTATTATCCATTCCGTTGTTGTGCATCTCATGTGATAACCTCTGTAGGCATCGCATCATTTCACCTGCAACAGTATCAGCCCTTCCCATATCAGGAATTAACTTTGATAGACGATCATACTGCTGCTGATATTTACCTTCTTGTGTATAATAAGTTTTCATAATGTATTCACCCATTCAGTTTCTAATTTTTGGAAAGCTATCCATTCATCTTCTAATTCTTTAAAGGCATCAATTTGAGCCTCTAATTTTTCTATTTCTTTTAAATTAAAAGCTTCTAATTCTTCATTCTCTTTACGCAGCTTTATGCCACAATCACTACAGAGTGTAGAGGACATAGTATTAGCGTGTATAACATGACATTCTCTGCATGGCATATGAATTCTAGTTGCTTTCATAATATTCTACCTACCATCCCAATCTTGAAAGGCTAACCACTCTTTCTCTTGTTGCTCAATAGTCTTTTTCTTGGTACTTGGATTATTGAGAAGCTTCACCTTATTAGTTGGATAATGCTCTTCACACCACATTTTTAATTCTAAAATCGATTCCATTTCAACCCGATCGTATGGATAATTTTCACCCATTATTAGGTTATCAAGATCCCAAATCTCTGCAACCGCAACCAATGTGTCGTGATCAATAGAGTATCTAATTTCATAATTCGTCTTTTTAGTATTTTTCATAATCTTAATTCTCAAAAGCTAATTTAGCAGCACGAAGAGTTTGAAACCTTTCACATGCTTCAGTATCGAAGTTTGTTGCTCGCCATTTCTCAGAAGACATATGAGAAATCATTGAAGAATTCGTCTTATGAAATGAAACACTTTCACCTTTAGAATTAACTCCGATCCAATAACCTGCAACTTTTTTTAACTTCATAATCTTTCTCTTTTGTTCTTTGATTCAATATAGATATTATAGCATATTATGAATAAAAAGGCAACACGGTTCTTAGACTATTTCGGCATATTCATATAACAAAAAAGAGGAGTCCTGTATGGGAATCCTCTTTCGGTTGTACTTACTTTTATCTCTATGAACAGATGCTTTATTTACTTTCTTCGCATGCTTAGCTACAGGATTTCTTCTATGCTTCATACTCAGTTCTCCTTCGTTTCAACCTCGTCTAATACTGACCAACCAAGACCATTACACCAGAACTTTGTGTAGTCAATACAATACAACATAAACCAGATCATTTTAACCCTCGCAAATTTTATCTATATGAGCTTCGAATGCATCAACCTTAACTAATCGGTCAGGCCAAAATATATAATCCTTTTCTGGATTAGCTCGTAAGTTATTAAGTAATGGCTGAATAGCCTTTCGCAATTTAATAAGATCATCAGCAGACCTTTCAGACTTACCATCGGCAATATCTTTTAGGTTATTGACCTCATGTACAGCTTCAATATCATTCTCATGTACAGCATGAAAACCGAAATCAAAGTTGTATTCTATATCGTCGTTATTATTACTCATCCTCTTCTTTCCTTGCCCAGTTCATTATTAATAATAATATTGCGATGGGTGCAAATGCTACCATCATACTTACATCATTGGGGTTCATTCTCTTTGTACCTCTTAATAGTGTTTATTAATTGAGCAGTCCAATTATCCCGATGTTCAATAAACACTTGAGGTGCTGGTGAATCGTCACATGCGATAATTGTGACCAACTGTGTGATCGGCGTTGATGTACGCTCTTCCCACATAATAGCATATGAAGACTCTTGTATGAAATAGTTAGTTATCCATTTCGTCTCCTTCTGCTTCTTTGATGTCTTCCAATCGATAATTGAAATAACACCATCCCACTCTGCTACCAGATCAACACGACCTGCTAATTCAAGGTGGTCTGAGTACAGAGCAACTTCTTGCCCATATACAGTTCCGAGTCTTTCTTCAAGTACAGGTTTGATCTTAGAAACCGCTTGAGTTATATGTGGCATATAACCTTTAGCATAATCAGGATCATTATTAACATACTTCTCTAAGCATTCGTGCACATCGGTACCACGATTAGATGCCTGGAAACCTATCTTAGCTGCTTCTTCAGCACCTACACGAGCCTTCCATGCATCAATTCCTGCTTTGGATAATATAGATAATACGGTTGTTACAGAGGGATAATTAATTCCTGCAGGAGTAGCATACGTCCTACCAGATTCTAATGTTTCCGCAACTAGGTCTGTGTATCCTAAATCAACGGTCTTGTGCTGAAAGTTTTGTTTCATAATCAATATACTTCATCTTATATTTAGTTGAAGCTCTCTGCTTTAGGGAGCTATCTTCACGTTGCTCTGATTTGAATTTATCCTTCCTTTTATTGGAAGCTTCAAACCTTTTAAACTTTGCCATCTTTTATCATTCTCTTAGTTATATTATACATTAAATGCTATCGTATGTCCACTGGTTATTTTGCTATTTATAAATTAAGGTTGTTTAGATCGCTGTCTCATTTCCTTAGTCATAATATAATCTCTCACAAGACCAGATCTTACGATGTCTGTCCATTCGAATTCAATAACACTAAACTTCTTTAGCTCGCGTAATATATCAAGAAAATCAATAATGCCTTCTTTCTCATCGCGATACTTTAAGTCAGACTGATAGTAGTCACCACACATGATGAACTTACAATCACGACCGACACGCGTTATTACTGTATCTAATTCATGGCCTGTCATATTTTGCATTTCATCAACAATTATAATTGCATTGTTAATAGTAATGCCACGAATAAATGACGTAGACATGAACTCTACTGTGTGCTGCTCAACTAACCTTTCCCAAGCATCACCTTCTCGTGGTAGAAGTTCTCTGCATATAGATCTATATGGACCTGTGTATGCATCCTTCTTCTCATCTTCATCTCCCGGTAGGAAACCTATATCTCTTGTAGGTACAATAGACCTTACAATAATAACCTTCTCGTAGGGCGATTCCCTATCAAGAACCTCTTCTAAGGCAAGTGCCATGGCAATGAATGTTTTACCTGTGCCTGCCGAACCGTTTAAAACTAAATTATAACCCTCATTATATCTTTCAAATACTTCTCGCTGTGTGTCTGTCATTGGTTCTATAGTGGCGAGATGCTCTAACTTCAGTTTAATCGCTTTTTTAATTGTCATTATGCGTCAATGTTACCTAATGGATTATTCTTCTTAATTGTTTTTAAGGTATCCTTCCAACCATCATCAGTCTTTGAAAGGATCCCACCAGTACCGTTCTTCATTAAAGCAGGAGCACCTACCCTAATATAAACATGACTCCCTCTACATGATGGACACGTAGAGGGATCATTTCTTTCTGCTATCTTACGAATTTTTGTAAAAACATCTTTACAATCATCACACTTATAATCATATATTGGCATTGTACGTCACGCTACTTCCATTGTTATATCCATGATCTTCGACTCTAAATATTCCCGTTTTCTTTTTATCTTATACATTAACATTGTGTTACCTTTCTTCTCCAAGTGCTTCTCATAATGATTTAATTCACGTGAGTCTTTTCTTAATCGTTCAAGGTGCGTTGGTGACATAAGCGTCTCCTGTTAGTTTTAGTGGGAAATTGGTATAGAAGAGCCTCCGTATGGTTATTGTTATTAATATTTATAAATTAGTAATTATTACTGAAATCCGAAATACATTCAATCAGATTCCTACAGCGCTTCTTAATCAGGTAATTCATAGTACCTGACCCATCAGGCTTACTTTTAGAATTCCATCCACTTAGGATCTCGGAGATTACTTCTTTAGGAGATTCATTGAGATCAATAAGAACTTTATTACGTTGATAATTGCGCTGTGCATCTTCAGGCATAAGAGTCATATCACGCCATTCTTCAATCTTCTTCTTAGTCATTGGAGATTGACGAACACCGGTAACAAATGTATCATCAGGCGATAATATATTAGGAACACCATCAGACGAATCACCCTTACAGATATGCTCATGTAGATCGAACTTATCTTCTTGGAGAATCAACTTCTTAGCCATTGGACTGAACTGCTGGATATTAGAATTACCAGCCTGCAGCTGAAGGAAATCTTTATCAGAGGAAACAATCATCACATCTTCATGCTGACCGAATTCAGTAGTAGATAAAGCAATATGAGCAATAGTATCATCAGCCTCACAAGTATGAACCGTCATAACATACCATGGCATGTATTCTTTAATCTCTTCTGTAACTAGGTTAATGATACGAAAGGCCTCAGCCCAATCGATATCAGAAGCTTGCCTAGAGGTCTTACGCTTGAACTTATATTGAGGGTAATATTCTTTACGCCAATTTTTATATCCTTCAGTACATATAACCATAGCTCCATACTTATCACGGAACTTCTTATTATACATTCTAATAGAGTTAAGAATAACATGGCGAATGATATCCTCTTTAATCTCTAACCTTTGCTGCACGATTGAACCAATTGCGATTCCACTAAAATCTAATAATATAATATGCCTTCTCCAATTTATTACTGTTAATCATAAATAATCATCATCATCAAGGTCTGCCATAAACAGAGATAACTGATCTAAAATATCATGTGTGAAATGAGGTATTCCCTCAACTCTACTTAATGAGCCACATAACATATTAATAACTACGGTTAGGTCACCAACCATCTGCTCAGTATCTACAGAATATCCATCTAGGACTAATTGTTCTATAATCATATCTGTCATATACTGTATATACTCTTCAAGGTCATCCATCGCAGCATGCATTTCATTATGCTTATTTAAATGCTTATTCTGCTTGATACCTGGAAACTTAATAACATTATTTTTACTCATATTATCTTTACTCATAACATATTATACCATATTTTAGGCCAAAGGGCAACACTTATTACAATTGAATTTTCGTTAAATGAGATCTTCTACAGCGAGCCATAATCCATCCATTGTAGTATTCATCAGATAATAATACATCATATTGGAATTGTAATTTAGCTTCAAAGTACGTACACTCCGATTTTGTTAAACATAATCTTATTATCTCTCGCTTGAAAGTTGTACCACTATGGCGTTCTTCATTGAGGGTTTCATTAGATCCATAGTAGGATTTCCAATCAGACTCGCCAAGGTATTTCTTTTTCTTACCTTTAACCTGCCTTGTTTTTCTTGACCAGAATAACTTCTTTCCAATGTATTTCTTACCATTCGATTCATTGGTAATTATATATACAAATCCATACACATCCTTGTGAGTAGACTCCCCAAGATCATACTCACTACCGTTATACGTCCAGCTCATCATCGTCATCTAATGGATCAGTTGGTGGTGATTCGTAAATAGGCTTACTACAATATGGGCAATAATTAGGTTCAATGTCTAGATCATCGTCATCAGTGATATCATACTCGGTATCACATTCTGTGCATATTAAATTATATTTCATAGACTAAGATCCATAATTGATTGTCGAACTTGCACTGCGGTTCTTAGTTCATCGAATCCACCAATGCTTCTATTGTTCATTTTGATTTGTGGGAAAGATAAGGGGTTATTGAATTCCTTGCTGAAATCCTCGAAACTATAATCCTTATCTAATACTAGCTTCTTATATTCTAAACCCTTGGCTTCGCATAAATTAACCGCTGCGATACAGTAGGAACAAGGTGGGTTATCCCTTGCATAAATTTCAATCATAGACTTAATCCTTTTAATGTGTCTGCGTCGACGTCCTGTTTAACTCCTCCAATTACATATGAGGAAATTTCTACTTCTTGTGGAGCTACTTGTACTTGAGATCCTGAGATCCACTTCTCTGTCCATGGTAATGGATTAGCCATCGCTACATGGTATGGAGATATATATCCTAATGTTTTCATACGCTTTGAAGCAATCCATTCAACATAAGACTTTAGAATAACATCATTCAAACCGATCATCGATCCATCTTTGAATAAGTAATCTACCCATTCTTTCTCTTGATCGATTGCTGATATAAACATCGATTGTACTTCATCATGGCACTCTTCTTGTAGCTTAATAA